GTCTTCGTCTTCATCGTCATCTTCAGCGGTCCCCACTTTTTCATATTCTTCAGTTACCTTAGCATGACGTTTCTTAGGAGCAGGCTTTTCATCCTCTTCCTCGTCTTCTTCGGTCTCTTCCTCTTCGCCTTCAATGATATCTTCAAGATTGAATTCTTTGGCGATACGATCATACGGAAGGACGAACAGGGCATGACCTTTCTGTATTTCCTTATCTTCATCGGGGTCATCAGTTGCCTCTACGAATGACAAGTCCTGTGCAGATGCTAGCAATTTCTGCAACTCATCATCGTCTTCTACCAGAGGAACAACTTTCGGACGAGGTTTCACATGATATTCGGTGTCACGACCTCTGCCTGATTTCTCTATGGTGATATCATATCCATTTAGTACATCAGTGATATCACCATAGTCTGGATCTCCTATCAGGGAGGATAACTCGCCGAACACGATTATGCCGGGAGTAAAGATCTTCACACCCGACTTCATATCATCGCGATTCACGACATTCATCCAGAATGACCTACGGACACGCAGCTCATCAGCCATCTTCTTCTCGCCAGCTGCTTTCAGTTCATTTGCCAATTCGCACACTGGGCAAGGAAGATCACCATCTGATGTAAAGCTAGGACAATACACATTCTTCTTTCCATCAGGAGGCATGAAGTGCCGCCCGACTGGCTGAAAGAAGTATTCCATATTGCCCACAGGTGGCAGGATTCGGATGAGGTTGCGACCTTCTTTCGGTCCGAAGAACCCGGATCCCATTCCGGTATCAATTTTGGACAAGCGTTCTCGCAACTTCTTTAGATCTGTATGCTTGGTGGGACTTTTCGTAGCCATTTTATTTCCATTCCTTTCCTTTCTTATCTGCACTACGCAGATACTCAGGTGCCAGCCGTGGAGTCGAACCACTTGAGAACAGTGCCCTCCCCAGGAGGCTGATCGCAGGGTGCACCAGCTGGCTCATATATTAATACTAAACTTTCGGCTTTGCTTTGTGCAGGATCTCCTTCGCCTTATCCATGCTGGAATCATACCGCACGTTCATGCCAGTCTGATCATATTCAGCACGCAGATGAGCACCCATAGAAATCATCATATCAGCTCGCATCTTCAGAGCATCCATGATAGTGCGCAAAACATTCTTACGATATGTGGCATATTCTAATCTAATAAGTTCTTTCTTATATCCATTATCAGTCAGAACCATAGATTTTATTCTTCCCTCGGTCGTCTTCTCATCCTTGAGTTCATCACGATATGACAGATCCAACTCAGCATATGTAGAATCTTTCTTTGCTTCATGTTCCATCAATGAGCGATCTGCTTGATTGTATAGTGTGCCATAATAAGCGTATAAAGACGCTTGCTTGGCATACTCCTTGGTGAGATTAGTCTCGTCAATATTGAACAACTCATCGAGATCTATTATCTCCTTATCACTGTGAGGCATGATCAATTCAATTTTTCTACCCATATAGTGCCATCCATTCTTCTAATCCTATTTCGACACCATAATGCGTGCCGATTTCAATATCTGCCTTTAGAGGACAGATAAGCCAATCGAAATCTACATGAGGAAAATACTTCTCTTTGTGAACCTTTATATTTTCCATAGCATCCTTACATATGCCAGCCACATCCCTTATTTCATCTTTCGGCACATCTAACAGAACGCTGTCGTGAACTGTATTCACTATCTTAGAATCGAATTTTCCATTCTTCAACGCATCATATATCACATAAGCTGAACAAAGTGTCAAGTCCGAAGATGCTGATTGAGTTGGCATATTTATAGCCTCTCGTGCCGCTCTGGCACTACGCTTCGCATCAGGACTGCTTATATCTGGCAGATATTCTCTTCTACCAAATGGGCTCTCTATATATCCATGAGCCATTGTGAAGTCTATAGATTCCTTTCTCAACTCTAGGACTTCTGGAAACATACGATAATAATCATCCACCATATCTTTGGCATCTTGCTCAGTCATATCATACAGCGACACCAGTGTTCCAGCACTGCCACCATATAACAATGTCCAGTTAGTCCACTTATACTTGTATCTTACTGGTTTCGGCAGAGCCTTTATCTCATCAAATGTTATATCTTTGACTGGCTTATGAGTCATAGACCTGATTGCGATGCAAGAATGGAAATCCTTTCCCGACTTATGAATTTCTATCATCGGCATACATCTAGCTAAACTTGCGAACACTCGCAACTCCATACCAGATTGATCTGCTGATAACAGTACACCATTACAATACTTACGAACATAGTCTTTACCATCATGATACACATAAGAATGTGTGAATATGTTCTTGATAGGTTTGTATTCAAGCAAAGTTCCTGGCTCCTTCTCGGGAGTTGGGACATTCTGAAGATTAGGATTGGTGCTAGATATGCGTCCTGTCCTGGCACCATTGAGATTGTAAGTAGAACGAACTCTTCCATCTTCAGATAACCATTTGCCATCATTTGCTGGACCAAGATACTTTGATAGCATTCCTCCCAACAATCTATGTTGCCTGATATCAAACAATATTGGAAATCTATCTTCCAACTTCCTCAAAATCTTCGAACTCGTCGTGGCTTTGCCACCCTTAGTGTGAGCGATGATAGGCATGTTACAGATATCATAATACAAGAATCGCAACTGAACAGAAGAATTCGGATTGAATTTGAAATTCTTCTTTGTCTCTAACATTATCTTTTCCAACATTCGCACTTTCTTATTCTCAAGAAGCTCGTTATACATACGCTCGCGCATCATGCTGTACAGATCGTGATAATCAGAAGTCATGTTCTTATCTAACACCATTCCGGTCGCCTGTACATCACACAGCATATCACTGAACCGCATCACCATTTCATCATGCAGTGTCTTCTGTATATCCGTCAGTTCAGGATACAATCGCATGTACAATTTCACTGTCGCTTCAGCATCTTGACCAGCATATGGCAACAAGATTTCCAAAGGTATGTTACCATAGTTCCCACCCTTCTTATAATTCGCTTCAGGATGAGTTGCCACAAATCTCTGTAACTCAGCATCATAATCGAACATATTACAATATATGCCAGCCAATCTCTTCAAACCATGAGCACCTGGTCGACTGTCAAGAATATTGCTGATAAGCATCGTGTCGCCATGACCTTCGAACTTCACATCAAGATGCTTGTATGCGTGCATCTGGTCGAACTTCAGATTGTGACCTATCACACCCTCATAGTGATCCTCAAGAACTCCAGCAACTATCTCTTTAGCTAATTTATTTCCAAGGAACCAGCTATCCTTATGGTCTATTGGGATAGCATACACAAATCCTGGAACCCCAAACGATACAGCAAGCAATTTGCATTTGCGTGAATAAGGATTCAGTGCTGATACTTCAGTGTCAAATGCGATGAACTCATAGAAGTTCAATTCCTCACGCATTGCCTCGAGTTCCTGGATTGTCTTAGGAATATCTACATCATATCTCTCATTTCCATCCTCTTCACCGTATATCTTTTCATTGATAGAATCCATAGCCTTGAGCCATTCATCCATCGCTGACTGATTCCTCAGAATATATGCAGGATGATACAAAGGCATGTACTTCTTTCCGTCCCTGTCTATAATAACACCATGCCAATTAGTGATGCCTGTCTGGTTCAGAACTCCTTCTAACGGACTATTCCCCATCAATAATGTTATGTCAGGCTTGTAGTGCTCTATTTCGTCAATTGCGAATTGCTTGCAGCTTGCTATCGCATCCTTGGAAATCTTGTTATCTTTTGGTCTACACCTAACAACATTCGTGTACACCACATCATCTTTATTGAAGCCTACACCCTCTATTGCAGCACGCAACAGTGTGCCAGATCTGCCAACAAATGGAACTCCCTTCTCATCTTCATCCTCACCAGGAGCCTCTCCTATCACCAACAGTTTCGTGATAAACGAAGAGGAGTTTCCTGGCTTCATGAACGGAGATTTACAGGATTTCCAAAGTCCGCATTCTTTGCATACGGGATTATTCTGGCTCGGTTTCATCGTCATTCATCATGAACGGAAATAACATTTGCCCAGGCATAGCCACTGGTTGTTTCTTAGGAAGCATTGCTTTCACTTCGTCATTGTCAAGATACATCAGCGCAAGAGTTGCATAGCCGATTATATCTTTCAATGTTTCGGCAATACCCTCTGATGCCACAAGCGCAATGCGACCGTCAGATAATGTTTCCACACGCAGGATCTTGTCATTGATTCTTATCAGTGGCGTGAAGATACCATACCGCTGCCAAGCATCTCCGTAATCCTGATTCTTATCATAGACCAGGTTGGTAATCTCTACAATCAAGTGAGATAATGTATCGTCTGAGGCGATACAAGCGTTTATCAACGTTCTCAGGAATGCTTCTTTGGTGACTTCGACTCTTTTCGGTGCCATGGTTCCCTCTCCTTATTATAGATTCTTGCGGATCTGATTATCACAGGATACATTATCACATGACCAGGAGGTATTCCATTTGAAACTCTGACCACCAATTCCCTGGCATCTTTCGCCACTTCCTCTCTCCTAGCATGGATTTCTTCGGCAGGATACCCCATCGTCTTGCTGAATTTCTTCTTGAGAATAACGACTACCTTCTCGGTGATCCTACACCGATCTCTGTCCTTCAGCTTGAACATATCCTTATAGTAGTACATTCTTCCTTTCATATCAGCCTCCTATACAACTAAACTACCGAAGATGTGGTGGTGTATATCTACTCCTTGGTCTTCCTTCACCGTTCCTAGCTCTTTCATATTTGTCCCATTCACACAGAGAATGTTCCACATCACGCATTTCCATCCTCGGCACATATCTAGCCTTCCTATCATCCTGCGTTTTTACCAGCTCCTGCATATAAGTAATATACCCTAAATCATTCGGGTATTCCGCCTGGACGTCCCTGGAGGCTTTTCCACCCTCTGCAGTACTTACCTTCAGACCGAGTAGCCTACACACACCTCTCTTCGCGCCAGGACCTGGATTAGCCCAGATGTAAACATCGCTGGCTTTCTCTAGATATCTGGTATGTCGCAAATCTGTTATGACTTCATAGCTGATGAACGGACCATAGCCAGGACAATTCTTATTCAGACGATTGAATGCTAACTGAAGATTGTCTTCTGGATGTGGTTCTAATTCCTTACGATTATTCCACAAATCTCCCAGACACAATTCAAACACCTGATGAATTTTATTTCCACCCAATGTGCCAGTTATCATATGTGCGCCAGTGAATACACGTTCTCCTCGTGCCTGTCTTTTATACATCAATCCAGCAACCTTATTCAACTGGCTCAACTTCTCTACAAAACCAATCTTATCCATTATCTCTTGAGCAGATGGCCAATAATTATACAGACGATACATCGCGATGTTGAAGAACAGTTCGGGATGCATAGCATACGGCTCACGAATATTTTCACGACACCATATTGTGCCAGTATCCAACTCTCTGAAGACATTGGTAAACTTGTATGTCATAAGTATCTCATCTTCAGTCCACGGCCACGAATCTCCTCTACTCCTTCGCACATAGATAGCGTGTCGTTCATTGATGAAATGCCAATACCATCCCAACATATCTTTCTTGAATGTCTTCATATCTCACCTCTCAAGAACTTTATGTACTGAGGAACAATCTTCTTCGGTCTATGATTTTCCAATATCTCCTCAGCACCATAAACATGACCAATAACATCTTGCCTTGTATTATGTTTTAACAAAGACACCAAATCGTCGACATCCTCGACAGCAATACAATTTTCCGCATGCTGCATCTCGTCTGTGTATCCATAAACCCAATCTGAATTCACGACCACAACAGCCCCAGCATCCATAGCCTGAAGAAAGCTGTACTGTGTACCTCCACCATCGCCAACAATCGCTGACATATCAACTGAGAACTCCGCACGACCATTCAATTCTACAGCATATCCTAATTCCTTACTGAAATTCTGCTGAGCACGAAGATAGCACGGACCAGTGTAATGCTTATCATCGTCCCAACCTTTATACTTATGCACAATCTTGTTGTACATATACATCCTGACATGTGCTCCCCAAAGATGTATGCGCTTATTGAATGGCAACAACTCGTTTGCTTCTATGAGCATATGCGTACGCTTATCAAAGTCCAAGCGACAAACACTGATAGCATGCAATGGTCTTGGCTTGTTGGAAATCCTGAACTCATGGCTCATGAAAGGAATGTAAGGATGCGGAATGAACACTGGGTCTAATCCCTCTTCTTGCAAATGCCGCTCACTTGCCTTGCGAATGACAATTGGTCTGACCTGATAATTGTCTAGAAAATTTAGAAAGTCTTTGTTGTATTCGGTGTGGTCATGGATTACCACTTCGGCTCCCATCTCAATCAATGCCTGCACATTTTCATACCAACCTTTCCACCATGTCGCTGTAACTATGGCAGCATCGGACTTAGCAATTATCTCTTCAGCATCGATGATGGAAATGTTCCTACTCTGAACTCCCTCGTTGAAGTCCCTCAGTTTATTCTCCCATCTGGAACGTATCTTGTACAGGTTGACATCATGACCCATCCTCTGAAATGCTTTGTACAATTCAGATGTGTATTTCACGAATCCACCGAATCCTACCTTTGACATATAGAACAATGAGATTTTCATATCACTCCAACTCCAGTTCGTCCAACGCACGATACATATATACGCTGTGTATTGACTTCGGTCTCTTCTCCTGAACCAACATCCTGGCTTTCTTGCCACTGATATTCTTCAGATACATGACCACAACACCAGCAAGGAAGCCAGACCTATTCCTTCCGTGCTTACAATGAACCAAGACTACATGACCAACTTCTATCTTGCCAACCAGATACTGCGCCATCCTATCATATGCTTCCACATTCGGACTTTTTCCATCTGGCTGATAGAAACTTATGTATTCATACATCTCATAAACCAAATCCTCGTCTTTCTCGCAACACATATTTACAATAACATCGATACCAAGTTCTTCCAGCTGGGGCAATTTCTTTTCAATCGGAACATCGTTTGTTTTTCTACTGACATACAACTTGTTAGGTATTATCTCGTAGATTCTCATAGGTTATCTTTCATAACAAACATTTAGCCATGCCTCTCCTACTGCCTCCACAGAATGTGCACGCAACGTAGTCTCGTAGCCTTCTAGTGGTCTTGGTTGTTTCATGACAACACCAGCCAATTCTATAGGACTTCCTACAGACACACAATTATATCCATCCTGCATCTCGGAATTTCTAAATTTCATCCAACTGCTGTTCAGCACTAGCTCACTACCGGCATCCATCGCTTCTAGGAAAGTGTACTGTGTACCTCCACCATCTCCTTTGAACTCGGTCATATCTATACTAAACTTGGTGGAGCAGCAAAGAGCATATTGGTCTGTGCCAGGTTCTTTGATACGATAATTTTTCCATTCTGGATAGTTCTTATCTAATGTGAAGTGTGAATAGATTCTATCAGTCTCTGCACCAGCAATCATTATCTTATCACCGTGCAGCAATCTGTTAGCCTCGCACACCATCTCGATCTTCTTTTCCCTAGCAACTCTTCCCAATGATACAGCATTGTACTTTATCTTACAATCTACATCTTCGTGCCTGATGTAAGGATGCTTTAGAAAGATAGTATCATAATGGATATTGCTTTCTTCGTTGAATCTCTTGCGGAGAGGATCACGGATGAATACAATCCTAGCATTGTAATGTTTAGCAGCATCTAGCATCTCTGGCTTCAATCCTCGGTGGTCATGAATGATAAATGGTAATCCTGTTCTGCGTACCAGCTCTACAGCATATTCCTGCTTGTCGCTACCATCGTGCATGTAATGAACCATCAACGATGGTGTATGATTCACTATCTCTATTGCTGTATCTAATGTTATCTCTCTGGCAAGTGGACCACCAACTGTCGTAAGTGGTTTAGATTTACCTGGTTTCCCGACCATCCTGTAGATGCGGACTTCTTCCCCCATTGCTCTAAACATCATGGCTATGTGGTTTGTAATGGTAATCGTGCCATTTGGATTCCTGAAGGCATTGTAGAACAGGGCTATCATACTTCCTCCAGATAAACGGACTGGGGCACTATTTCTAGTGCCCCAACTACATGATGTAATTCTAGAACTTTATCCACCACGAATTTTCATACGAGCGGATCGACTGCGATATTCTGGCAGGTACTTCTCGACACCCAATGCCCGGCGAACAGCTTCCGTCAGGTGGATAACATCCACCTTCGGGTTCTTCTGCCGATCCCACTGGATCTTTTTCTTCTCGGCGAAGGCGACCTTCTGTTCATAGGACTTCTGATGCCACTCGTGCGTCCATTTACGGTAGTCGGGATTCTCAACGATATCCCAATACGCACGACCACGCAATTTCTCCTTCACAGCAGGAGCAGCATCGTCATAACTGATCGCGAACTTATCATGACCAATGCTCTTCACGACGATCACTTTTCCATCAGCGAGCTGGTTCATTGCCTCGGCGACGATAGATCCCAGGACGACAGTTTCGACTTTCTGGACTTTGATCTTCTTGGCAGGAACTTCTTCTTCCTCTTCTTCCTCGACCTCTTCGTCCTCAGGCTCAGGCTCAGGCTCCTTGGCTTTCTTGACCGGCTTGACAGACTTGATCTTCTTCGGTTCCGGGACGACCTTCTTGGAAGGCTTGATGCCACGACGAGGCTTCACTTCCTCTTCTTCCTCTTCCTCGTCGGACTCCTCGTCCTCTTCTTCCTCTTCCTCGTCGGACTCCTCGATTTCCTCGTCCTCAACCTCTTCCTCTTCGACGGGTTCCTCGATTTCCTCTTCCTCTTCGACGGGTTTGCGCCGCACTAGGCGACGCTTGATGTTATTATGTGCCATTTCAATACTCTCCTTATTTGTTAGATCTGATTTTGGATTGTTTACTACATTCGCTCAATTCAAGACATTGCTTACAATTATCGTCGTTTTGTTCGTATCGTCCGAAGCATTCTGGGCGATTCATGACCCTTGCCTTACTGCACGGATGCTTGACACCACATCCCTGGCAACTGGGGTCGAACTCGCTAAAGAATGACCAGCACGGTGGCTTCGGTTTATCCTCCTCCTTTCTATTATCTCTATCGACTAGACTACCATCTTCATTTATGAAACCAACACTGCATAGGAAACTCGCCAGCAGGTCAGATACATTTTCGTCAATCTCCGGGACGCCCTTGTCCACAATGTCGTTCATGATGAGATTGAATATCTTAGAGTAGGGAATAGATATATCTACAGCAATTTCCAATTCCTTAGCCACATCTAAGATCTCTTCCTTAGAGAACAGCCGAATCATTTCCAGGTCAGTCAGCATTGGTTGAGTAGCCATATAATCACCTTACCAACCTAAACTTATCGTGCTTCTTATCGCATTTCACTACCTCGACTTTCGCACGATTGGGAAGTGGATAATCTTTTCCAGGAACATATGACCCATCTGATTGCTTTGTCAGAGCCAGTGTCGGGTTCTCTACATATTCACGAGCGGCATCCTCAGACGAGAACCCAGATTCTTCATTGACAACTACGGTATCATCTTTGTCAGTGAATTTGAAATGGAAATGCTCAGCCGTTACAGGTACAACAGTTGGCTTATCGTCAATGACTTCTTCCCAATCGCCATCATCATTTTCTGCAGCCTGAACTTCGTCGCATTCTTCCTCAACTTCACACCCGTCGGGACACCCATGGTCGTGAAGTTTCGCAGCGAATTTATTACAGTCGGGACATCTGTGAGACACCCCATCGGCACTGTTATCTTTCGAAAAGACTGTACCACAGTTGTTACATTGATACATCGTGACCAGCTCTTCTTCATCGAAGAACTGCTCGCAACTCGTACATTTGAACTTCGTCACAGTTTCCATTATTCAACCTCCATCGTTGCGTGATATACTTTCTTTATTTCTCTGAAACACATTCTGCAGGTCTTCAAGTCAAGACCTGTTGCTTCTGATACATGCCAAGGTCTGATGATATACCATGGTTTGCGAACTCTCTTCTTAGGACGTTTCTTGCAGGCTCTGACATACGCCATTGATAGAACGTTAGCTATATTATCGTTGGGGACTAATATAACGTCCAAGACTTCCTTGGACGTAGGCGATAGACGTGCTTTCAAGTCATCTATGAATACCCTACTATCCGCCTCTGTAGGTGACACCTCGGAGACTACCTCTAACTCGTCTATATTTTCATAGTCATTGCCGAGAACTCTATGCGTGTTATAGAACATGCTCTTCATTTCCTGGACACGATGGTCCAGCATAGTCTTCAGAAGTTTCTTCCGCTCGTCAACAGGCTTGTCACGATAATACCGAATTCCTTTGACGAGTTCTATTTCCAATTCCTGTTTGATATCATCGAATCCCATCATGATGTTCTCTGAACGATTCCTGTACGCAAACCAGTTTATCAATCCTTGCAGTTCAGCAAACAATACATCGTCCATATCACTAAACTTCTTTATCCTCTTACCCATTGTCAGCCTCCTAGTATTCCCAAGGATTATGCGGATTGCCTTCCAAGGCATCTGCGCACGCATCACATGCGTAACCTAATTCAACATCTTTCTTTGTGAGTTTATTCTTCCCACCGCAAGTCGGACAAGGCTCAGTCCTGTCACCAGCTCGCAGTGCCGACCTGCCACCTGGATCGTGGAACTCACTACGGTCATCTTCAACATATCCATCATCTTCAGGCATATAACCCTCGAACCCATGCGAGTCCTTCTCAGGTTCTTCGCCGCTCTCACAATACGAGCACATGTAATCGGCACCAATGCCACCAACATACACACCATGTCGGCACGTATCTCCTGGATAATATTTCCAACCTTGCGGATACTGCTTGAGATACTTCTTTGTACAAGGAGTACAAAGTTTGATTTCCCCAGCCCATGATGTTCCGCAGAGCACCATGATAGGAGTTCCGTTCGCATGGACATCCGCACATACTTTATGTCTACAATTTGTTTCCATTTTCAGCCTCCGTTACAACTATGACCATGACAGGAATATCTTTCGTGAACACAATGCTCTCGATGATATTGCTAGCCTTGAACAATTTCAGTTCAATGGTTTCTTTCGGCACACCTTCAATCGTAATTACTCTAACATTTTCCAAGACAGTCTTAGCCATTTTCAGCCTCCTATTGAATTATACCGCGAATTACAAATTCGCGCCCAAGAACTCCGCGACGAGATTGCGCAGAATCCCACCGAGATTATCTTTTCCAACCTTCGCCATCGTACATCGTTTCGGCAATGTTGACCCCAGCCAATTCTTTTCATCCATGAAGTTTAGGAACACTGTCTGAAGACGACCATTGCGCATCTCCTGAACAACATCAGATTCCTTGATATCACGAGGATGCTCGAACACCGCATCAGTGATTACGATATCCAACTTCACCGCTCCTGGGTCACTGCTATCTACTTCCCAATTTCTGATTGCCGATAAGAGAGGAGCGATGTACGTATCCTCGCCAGTGAAGATACCGCACCCTCCACCATAGTATCCATACCAATTCTTTATGGCAGATGGTTTGACGAACTCGAATTCTTTGAACAAAGACTTTTCGTTATTCTGATTTGGCTCTATACGTTCTACTCCCTTGCCATGTCCTCGCCAGCAGTTCTCTGAGAACGTGAAGTACGCGACAAAGATATCGTCGGGATATTCCTTCTTGATAAGATCAAGCGACATACCTATCATCATGAACGCTTCGGCAGCAACCTGATGGACATTGTTATAGTACATACTGTTGCTGAGATCTAGAGACACAGTTATCTGCAACTTGGTTTCAGTGGCTTTCTGCTCGATATCCATGAACCCACCGCGACCACTGTACGCATCAACGACATCCTCGATAGCATCGCCATAATCGCGAACCACATCCTTCTGTACGAAGGTAGTCTCGGCAAGATCTGAGTGAATCGTACCAGTGGTTGCTTCAATCAGCGGAATGACATTTCCAAAGTCCTCACGATCTACACGAGCAGCCTCCGCCTCCCGCTGGCGACGTTGAGCCTCCATCTTGCCTTGCCATTCTTCAGCTTCAATCTGCCTTTGCTGTTGCTGAGCAGCATGAAACCGATTGTAGCCCTCGATGAGCAGCTTGTAGAACTCAGTCCACGCATCCTCGTCCTGATGATTGACCACCATCTTATGCGCACGAGTATCGCGACCAGGGAAATATCCAGGAGCAGAACCGTATGCGATATCCATTACACCGAACCGTTCCATGCTCTTCGTGAAGAGAGTATAGTACTCCCTATCAGTCCTAGTCATGAGCCAACTGCGCACACAACCTTCTGATTCCCAAGTATCGTGGAACCAATCCCAGATATTCTTGGAATCACCACGACCGTGATCGTCATAGGAACGTACACTGCCACCATAATGACCACGACCACTGCCATGACTTACATGACTTTTGACATCACCTTGCGGACACATATTCAGCCTCCTATCCATTTACATTCTGAGATACATTTTGAGCCATGTCAACACCGATGACATGGTACTTTGATTGTTCGATTAGTGACTTCGCAGTGCCGACTTCCAAAGGACTGTCTATTGAAGCCAGCACAGCGAGTTTCAGAGCGTCCTCAGCATCGTGAGTACCGTTCTTCATCAACTCAACGGCATCCATGAGACGACGTGAAGTGATTTGATATCTGATAGTCCCACGCTCGTGAGCATCCCACATTAGCATTGCGAAGTTCACGAGACGATCGTACTCTTCACCTTCTGGCATCCCGTGAGCTTGAAGCAAACCACGAAGACCGTCCTTAGACCAGAACGGGATCTTAATGGAAAAGAATCTATCTTTGAAAGATTGAGGAAGTGGCTTCGTCCCGACCAGACCAGCATTGTACGTGACAAACAATCTGAAGTTCGGATGAACAGCATACGACTTGCCCGCGATGTTGATAATGTAGGGCGGAGCAAGCTGCGTATTGATGAACAGCAGCGCATCAGCATCAGCAGCATTCACTTCCGATATCAGAGCCCACCACCCGTTCACGACAGCAGCAGCATACTCCGCGACTTCGAAGTAGCTGCGACCGTTGGAAATCTGTTGAGAGCCGACCAGGTCGCGACGACGGAAACCAGCATCGCCACCAATGGTCACCAAGATCTTACCTTCCTGAGCAGCGAGCTCCTGAACAGCGGTATCTTTTCCAACACCAGGAGGACCAGCCAGACTGATATGACGACCAGCCTCGGTCATTCTTTCCATATCAGTGAACCACTTTGGCTCCTTGAAGATATCGCCCATTGATTCGATGACAGGCGGCATCTGCGGCCACTGCACACGAGCAGGTGAGACACGACTTTCTGGCTCGGCAGCACCGACGATAGCAGCACCGATATCCTCGCCATCAACATGAACGTCCATGCCGATAGATACCGGAACCTCGGGAAACACGTCCACATAATTGATGCGAGTTTCCCTAGAGCGACCAATGCTGCGGTCGCGATTCTTAGTCTTGATGGTAACATTATCGAACTGCCGACCGAGCATACGCAACAGCCAGCCAGAACGATCCTTTCCGCCAGCAGCACGTATCTCATTTTCGTTATGATAATTACCATCCGCAACCAGTCCCAGAACACCATCAAGTTCTGAGTTCCTGCGCACACGCAGGATGAATTGCTCCTTGACTTCTGCAGACTTACCTCTGATCTTCATTTTCAGCCTCCTAGCTCTCACACAATCTTACAGAACATTGACCCACTTCATGCACGTTACAAGCAGATGATCGTAGTCGCCGGACATAGCCTCAGACATGAACTGATCCCGCTCTTCTTTCGATACGCCAGCGCGACGCATCGCACCAGATACAGCACCGAGGATAGAGAAAGCATTTCCATCCTCTCCTACAAGTTGAACAGTGATTTCCGGATGCTTACAATCCGACTGAGTTTCCTCAGCCAGATCGTCGAAATCCTTATCATCAGGAATTTCCGGAATGAAACTTTCGAAACCATAATCGTCACTCATTTCAGCCTCCTATAATGGAAAAGCAGAACTCTCTGTATCAAAGACCAACACCACGGTATCTGACTGGTGAGGATTCTGCACGATACGCACTGCCACACCGTACGATTCGCAATGCGCAATATACTCCTGCTTAGAATCAGCAGGGACTACCGCCTCGCTGCACTCCAAGATCTTCTGAAGCACATCATCCAAACATTTTAGAGATACGTTGACACACATTTATTCACACTCCTCTGGCGACATCACCCGCATGTTATCCTCGGTGACGACAGCGTAGATGATACCGTCCTCAATCCTCGTGATGTGATACACACAATGACCGCATCCGGGAGCGGCAGCACTACACCATACATCGTCGCCGACTTTCTTATCAGGACTACTTTCGACACGACCGAACACTACCTCCTGCGCAATTTCCATTTCTTCCTCGTCACCACAGGGATCGTCGCCATAGATATCGTCGACATAGTAATCTTCTTGCCAGTGACTTTCTATTTTACCAGCCATTTCAGCCTCCTAGCTTTTCCTTACGATTATCGTGAGTGAGCGATATCCGCGAGCAGGGCGACCAGCGACCCACTTTGCAACTTCCTCACGAGATGAGAAGGGACCAATCGTATCTGGCTGAGGAGCCAGAGCGAACTTGAGATCCCTCGTTGGCTTTTCGTCAACATAGCCTTCGTCCATATTGATTGGGTGGATGTAGAACTTTTCCATTTCAGCCTCCTATACATGGATTGAAACATGATAAACGCCCGATGGTACTTTCTCAACATAGCCAGTGACCATCGTATGATCGGCGGTTCGCCAGAGAATCCCAGCTTTGAGATACACACCGTTCTTCTCTAGAAACTTATTGACTTGGCGCTTAGTGGCACAAGTTTCCCTGGCGACTTTGTGAGCGACAGCATTCTTGACCTGACACAATCCCGTAGGATTGACCTCCCGTTGAGCACGCTCCTCCGCAGAGTGAGGGAATGAGTACGCTCTACATTCGCCTTCCCAGCACTGATAGCATTTTCTGCACAGCGAATCTTTGACATCAAAGATTTTGTGAATGACAGGAGGAGCAACCTTCCTGGTCTTCTTGGTCTTCTTTATTTTCTTTACCTTCTTGAGTAGTCTTTTAGTCATTTTAGCCTCCTGAGTCAGTCGTTTTTATTTATTGTATTATGGAATCGCTGGAAAGTAAAGGTCTATGGAATACTAGTTTTTATCGGGTTTATAACGTATTATATGTAGGGACCCAGGCTGCTACCTATTTTAGCGGTATTTTAGTCCTCATAAGCACAGAGACTAGCTGTCGCGAGGTCACGAATACCGCTCCGCTTTGTATAGCGACCTCTGATTTATGAGGCGTAGTGAGATCATAATGTGGAAATCTATGTCTACGAGTTCCTTGAAACCAACATCTCTTCAGACCAATCTTCTTTGCGAACACATGAAGCTCTTCTAGATCTGTAGAAACTAGATGAACACCATCGGTATATATCACAATTAGCCTCCGCACCATTTTTATTTTGATTGTACTATGAAATCACAAATTTGTAAAGCATTATCTAAAGCTCAATAGAACTCTCGTCGATAGATTGTAATGTAAGACATCAAAGTCCGTTGAATCGGCTGGGTCTCCCACATTGTATCGCCACACATCCACTTCTTTTCCATTGACGAATGCTGCCTCCATCAACATCTTCATACTGTCAAACGCTCCAGGTTCTAGAGCAATTACTATCTTCTTGACCTGAGAATTTACAATTCTCTCCAACTTTACAGGCGTCACTTCTTTTCCAATAAGTGCGATCGCATTACCTCCGACAGCCATAGCACTGAATGCTCCCTCACAAACCACGACTTCATCGTACAATTTCAGAGCTTCGGAATTGAATATCACTGAACCAGAGTCAGCCTTTGGATTGACGTATTTCGGCTCTTGCCAATTGACGATAGATCTACCCTGCCAATAGCCTTCTTCTATCGGGATTATAATTCTCATAGGATAAGAACGAGACATTCCTAGATTGTATTTCTCCCAATAGTATCTGTCAAATCCTCTATAGATTAGATATCTCTTATACAGTTGAATGTTCTCTGCTTGCGCATGAACCATCAATTTGAAATCTCTAGGCAACTCGGCAACAGATCCTCTCTTCTCTAGAGGAGCTGGATTTCCATGAAATTTCGCTATGATAGATTCAGCATCAGAAAGTCTTGGTTGATAATAGAGTTCGTTGATAGCCTTGTAATAATTGAATCCTGTCACATTCATGACCAAAGTCATCCACGATGACTTATAGTCACACCTGTAACAATGGCACACTTCCTTCTCAAGACTTATTGTAAGATGATGCTTAGTGTCCCCACAGAATGGGCAATCTACAGACATATCTGTACCATCATTACCATATGGTGTAGCATCTGGAAAATAACGATGAATAAATCCTTCTATTCTAAACATCTGATTCCTCAGTATCGACATGACCACCAAAACCTGTTGTGATTATTGCCTGTTTCTTACCATAATACTTGGCAGAGAATGTCATCCCACTTGTCCCATCTCTCACCTTCGCAGTGAACAGTCGGCATCTGTCTGAATCCTTCTCTTCTTTCGTTTGACAAATGGAAATGACGACATCAGCAATAGATACTTTATTTATGTCTTCAGCGACATCGTCCATAGATACTATTTCTTTAGAGTGTGATGAACGTCTAGACTGTGAAGCCGTCCAGAACGGACAATTGAATTCATCAGCTATATTCTTCATACCATCGTAGATATCTTTCAGTTCGAATCTTCTCTCTGAATATTTCCTCGACGGTCTTATCAAATCTGCATAATCATCTACTACGAGATCTATCCTAAATCCACTGTCTTGAAGTTGGTAAAGTTTTGTTCTCAAATCGGCAATCGTCATCGTACTGACAGCCTTCTTTACATCGCGTGAACCCAATATCTTTATCCTGCCACTGACAAGTCGCCGAGCAGCATCGTACAATTCACTACTGTACTTATCAAGATCTTCATCAATTGTTGGAAATCTGAACATTGTCCTGGCAGCATAACGTTTAGCAACTTGAGCAACGCTCATTTCGTGAGTAAAGTGAACAACATTCTTGCCAGAACCTATCGATGCAGCACCGAATCCTATGTTGATGAGAGACATGCTCTTACCACGATGTTGTGGTCCTAACATGACACCCAATTCCTGAGGAGACAATCCTCCTTCTAGAACTCTATCTATGTGAGTCCAACCAGTCCTGACTTTGTCCTTCCAATAATCGTATAACCATTTATCAGTGTCTACATACGGATCTATGCCAAGAGCACCAATATCAGAACCAACAGATAGCGCATCCTTCATCCTATCTACAATGTTGGAAAGATCTCCATTATTTATGTCGTCAACAGACTGTAATATCGCAAGTTTCACAGCCTGTTGCTTGGCAAATTCTACAGCTTTATCGCCAGCCAATCCCAAATCATACTCTTCTTCAATGCCGAATACCTCATGTATAAGCACAACAGTGTTCTCACTACTGGTAAGTGCCTCTAGATCAAATGGGTCGGATGGTAATCTAGAATATTTCTCATGAAAATCATCTACTAGAGAAACGAATTCAGATTCTTCATCTGTAGGAAAATGCTCGGGCTTGACTATGCCACCATGAGTAGCATACCAATCTGGGTCCAGCATACAAGCCAAGATTTTCAGTCTGAAATTCTTATCGAACTCGTATTGATTTCCCATTCTTCACTGCTATCCTTGTAGCAAGATCATCGTAGTCTCTAGCATAACTAATGCCAAATTCAGCACACAATTCATCAATGACATCTCCTAAACAAGGTCTGTATTTCTTATTGTCATACATTTCCAACCATTTCTTTGATAACAATGGTCTGATGTCAGACACAGCATTATCTAACGTAACATTCATACTCTTCAGTCGCCCTGATAGATACAATTCTGCAACCAATCTTTCATCATGTTTTAGTTCATCAGCACTGGTATCTTCTATAGACACAGTTTCTGATTTCCAAACCTTCAAGAATTTCTTCATGGCAAATTTGCCACAGAACATTCTTGTCGGCACATGATCCATATGATGCTCTTCAGTCCATGCTCTAAGCACTTCCAATACTGTATAAGCGTAATCTTTAGACGACGCTCCTATCTCACGCAAATCATCTTCCAACACTCTAAATCTTGGAAATTCTAATGTCGGAACCCAGACATTCTTGCCATATATCTTCTTTGTGGCAGTCTGATAATGAAACACAGCTTGTGGGTAATCATTCCTCGGCATATTTCATGACCTCGAATCCTTCGTTTATGAAAGTGTCAATTCTATTTTCAGAATGCTTGAACAGATATATATTTGTGTCGTCTATGAAATCGTACACCTTGACGACATTATCATATGTCTTCTTCCGAAGACCACGACCCAATCTCTGTAACAACTTGTTGCTAGAATTTCCACCACATGCAATTATTAGTGTACTAATAGAAGGAACATCAATTCCTTCATCGAATATCGGAGTCGCGATATATACACCTCCCTTCTTCATAGCTTTCAGAATGCCTCGTCTATACTCAGAATCGAACGAACCATTCACGAACAAGGAACCAGGAATCAAGTCGTGCAATATCTTGCCATGTTCGATTCTCTCTACAAGAATAAGAATCGTACCTATAGAATTCTTAGCAATCTTGGAAATAATCAAATTCCTGTGAACATTATGTACTATCTGTACATCGTATGCGTTACTGTATGAATCTTCCCATTCTTCTATGCTAGTGCTCTCTACTGATACTATGTTGACTTGTGGCTTTGCACTGTATCCTGATTCTATCATCTCCTTGTTAGATACATCAACAATGACTTCGCCAGTGAGAGAAATCAATTTCAAATCAGACAACACATCACGTTTCAACGGAGTTCCTGAGAAACCATATCTATACATACCAGGCAAATGGAACAACACATCCATGGTCTGATCTGACGAAGTATGATGACATTCATCTATGATAACAACTTCATTATTGGAAAAGTCCTGCACCCCTCTAGAACTCAGAGTCTGGACCATAGCCACAGTTATATCTTCCATGGTCCAGATACCATCACCAATCATGCCAACTTTACAATTTAGCCTATTGGAAATCCTCTCTGCAGTCTGATACAATAATTCCTTACGATGTACCAGCACAACAGATTTCTTATTCAGTTTCTTTATAATTGCAGCGATAACTTCTGTCTTACCAGAATTCGTCGCCATCTTGGCAACTCCCCTTGTGGCTTTCAGCAATGTTTCGGCAGCATATATCTGATAATCTCTCAGAATAACACCATCTAATTCGTCAGTACATACAGTCCACCCTCTGAATTCAGGCTCGTCTATGAATTCACATTTGATGTTCTTCGCACGCAACGCATCTTTTACTCTATGAAGTAATCCTGTCGGAAATTTGGAAAAGCTGCCCATCAGACTTATGTAACCATCCCACACCCCCATCTTGTATTTCTTCATGAACACATATCCAGATGGTCTAGCCCTGCATATCTCACGAATTATTGACAATCCTTCGTAATTGATTGGATTAAGAATCTTAGAATAGATATCGCCGACCTGTATTCTCATTAGATAATCCTGAGATAATCCCGAGTTGCCGAGTCATTTCTGTTCCAGAACGATACGGGTGCGTAGTCTGGTTATCTATTCTCAGCAACTCAGGATTCAATTCGGCAGCTTTCTCTCTTTCTTAGATGGTGAATCGGATACTAACTGCCTATACAACTAAACTTGTGAATGTCCTTAGAACTTCCCTCCACCGCCAGCTCTTGCTCTACTGTCTGCCAACCATGCTTTGATAGCACCATTTGTGATGCCATAAGGATTCCATACAGCATTATCTTCCACAACCATATCTGCTTTCCAACAATTACACAGATCTACCATTGCAGGTATGATATCTTTCAATACAGAATGAGCAAGAGAAGCAGTCGTCATTTCTGTATAGATAGAGGGATATATTCCTGACCAATAAGGAATCGTAGCAGTCTTACGATGACAACACGAGCTCGTACACGATATTGGAAATACTTTTATGACAGACAGCTTGTAGTTTCTTACAGTCTCGCACCAATCAGTTACCACAGAAGTAGTGCAATCACAATAGTTCATACACGTGATATCTACTCCATCTGTCGTGTCAATATAACAACGTTTCACATCTACAGATGTCTCGAAATTATTGTCGTCATAGTAATCTGGAGCAGGATCACAATTAGTGTCTACAGACAATAATCGCAACCTTGGTCTAGGAATACAAATAGTTGCTGTACCTCCACTGATAGTAATCTTAGATGGATTGATTCTGATTATAGTCCCAGGATAAAATACACAAATCTCACTAGGATCTGTAACTGTAGTTGCCACAGCAAACACAACAGGATCTGACAAAGGATTCAGTATAATAGGAACACCGATAGAAATATCTGAAGAAGCATATGTGCCTATCTTGACTAGATATTTCCAATTCAGGAAATACATACAACTAGAATCGTAATCATGTATCTCCAAATCGTATTTAGGAGCGACATGATAACCCAACTCACGCTCTCGCATCTCCTCAGCCTGAGCAATAGCCAATGCCATGCCATCACGATCGGTCTGTTTCCATATCGCAGCACAATCATAACATCCAGCTTCATCAGGTTTATTCAGACCATTGAATGCAGCAGGAGCAAGACGCATAATCTCTTGATATCTGTCAAGTGTCAGACCAAGTTGAACACTATTCAGTATATCAGTATCGCACGGACCACCAACACATGGCACTAATACAACAGGAGTTCCAATTCCAGAACCAGTATCAGGACTCATGACACCACCTCCATATCAGGGTCGACAAATGTATATCCAGTCTTCTTACGTCTAATGTAGTATGTTCCAGCATCAAGGCACGGAAGATTTCCAACACTATCACGAGCAACACCAAATATATCTGTATAACCTTTCCATACAATATGTACTCCAGCAGTATCTATACTAAAACAACATTCTACATCTTCCAATGGATTCAATGCAACATCTGTAACTGTATAAGTAAATGAAATACAATTGAAATTGCGATGTTCTACCACATATTCAAGATTTTGCTGTCTGCAACCAACACCGGTGACTATGATAGATATTGTTCCGATAGTATCTGCTTCTCCTGCTGTAGATATATAACTGTACCACCCATTACTCATCTCAGCCTGAACACCAGCACATGGAACAGGAGCTCCACCATTCTTGGAAATAGTCATAGTCAATCCTGCCCCAAGTCCAGAGACTTCATTTCCTCCAGCATCTATCATGATAAAAGTGATAAGATTCTGTTGATTCGGCACCCAATATTCGTATATCATAATTACCTCATTCCTTTGAACATTCCTTTGAACAATTTATCGATGTCTGCACCAGAACTTACAGACAATCTCTGCCCATTGGCTGTTATGATTGCTGTAGCCAATAAAATTAACACATTGGCAAACACACTTATATCTTGCCCAGATGCGGTCAAGATTGCTGTATCTAATAGAACCGTCTTTGTTCCAGGAACAACATCAAGAGACTGTCCTGACGAGGTCAAGATTGCTGTGTCTAGAACACTTGTTCTAGCACCTGGAACTACATCAATAATTTGTCCAGATGTGGTCAAGATTGCTGTATCTAATAGAACCGTCTTTGTTCCAGGAACAACATCAAGTACCACACCATTTGCTGTAAGAACAGCAGTATCCAGATGTACTATTAATCCTATGCTGACTGTCAGATGAATACCTGTAGCAGTCAAGATTGCTGTATCCAAAAGAATTGTTCTTGAACCTGGTATTACATCTAGAACACGTCCTGTTGCTGTTACAATTGCTGTATCTAACACAATCACTATTGGTGGTATTCCAGCATCGACAATTATAGATTGCCCAATTGCTGTTACAATTGCTGTAGCTAGAACAAGTGTTCTAGCTCCTGGAACTATATCGATAATTTGTCCTGATGCAGTCAAGATTGCTGTATCTAACACAATAGATCTAGCACCAGGAACAACATCAAGAGACTGTCCTGACGCAGTAAGCACAGCAGTATCTAGCAATTTAGACACTGCTCCAGGAATTATATCCAATATTTGTCCACTAGCTGTAAGCACAGCGGTATCAAGTGTAATCACAATTCCAGGAGTAACAGACGAAACTGTTATCTTCTGACCAGATGCGGTCAAGATTGCTGTATCCAAAAGAATATTGGTTATTGCTTCTACAGTCAATACTTGACCAGATGCAGTCAAGACAGCTGTATCTAATTGTACAGATACAGCTCCTTTAGAAATCGTTATTGTTATGCCGTTCGCTGTCAGGATAGCTGTATCTAATTGTACAGATACAGCTCCTTTAGAAATTGTTATAGATTTACCAGATGCAGTCAAGACAGCTGTATCTAATTGTACAGATACAGCTCCTTTGGAAATTGTTATTGCTCTACCATTCGCTGTCAAGACTGCTGTATCAAGAACAATAGTCGTTGGAGGAACTACACTTTGAACTGTCAGCACTTGACCTGTAGTAGTCGAGACAGCAGTATCTAACAAGATGCTAGTTGGCTCTACCCATGCGATATATACTCTACCATTCCCACCATACCCACCAGCACGAGCAGTACCATTTGATTGTCCTGCTCCACCACCACCAGCACCTGATTCAGTCCGGAAATTGTTGCCGTTCGCATTTCGAGCTCCACCGTTACCACCAGAACCACCACCGTTTGCTCCGGTTGCACCGGTTTGAACTGCAGTATCTGCTCCGGCATTAGCATTTCCAGCACCTGCACCTGCACCACCACCTAGACGAGAACCACCAGCATTGGCACCATTACCACCTTTGTAAGAAGTGATACCACCACCAGAACCATTAGCAGCACCACCAAGACCAGACTTATTTCCTGTGTTGGCTGCATTGATACCACCAAGACCACCATTAGCACCTAAAATTGTAGAAGTATTTCCACCTGAGTTATTGTTGAATGTAGATGAAGTACCAGGAGATCCATTATTGTTTCCTGCAGGACCTCCTGCTCCTCCTGCTCCGACGACAAATGGATATAAGTTGCCAGGAATAAGTCCAGTGACATAGATGCGTGCATATGCACCACCACCGCCACCACCAGACCCACCAGTAGTCGTGTTGACATTAGACCCGCCTCCACCGCCACCAGCACCCCAAATTTCTATGGTCGCGCTTGAAACATTGGCAGGACAAGTCCAGTTATAACTGCCAGCTACATTCTGGTTATTGCTACCCATCAGTGCCCCATCCTTCAATTATCGCTTTCATCTGAGTGATTTTATCATCAATGGAAATTGTGTACTGATGCCAAAGATAGTTGCCGACATCACCTATATCTTTCTGAAGCTCCATCAGAGTCTTTACATGTAATCCATACTTAGCAATATTGCGAGAAAGTGTGTAATCATCTATCAAATGCTCTCTGGTAATGACAGTATTCAACTCTGCTTGGATAGGGAATATATTTTCCAATGCTTCTTCATACGTGATATCGTCTAATGGATGCCATAGTTCTCTGCACCAATCTGACGCAATCGTGAACCAGTTACACGAACCTATATGTCTTCCATCTCTGCGGAAGAACCTATCGTACCTCCATCGATTATTAGCCATATCCATACCATTGTGCATGATCGTGTCTTTATGTATGAATTCAGTGGGATCAAACAAGTCTGGATGAACAAGTGCATCACTATCGATATAAATGCTCCAATCGTCTTTCCTATGAAGTTGTAAATCGTATATCTGCAACTTCTCATAGACTGGAGCATAAGAAGGATAATTACGTTCTGAGATAATGTAGAATTCTGCTTCTATCTTTTCCGCATATCTTTTCAGCAAAGGATATGTTAATTCTGTTATCTCAGGACTATAATTATCTACATTCAGCGTGTAGATAGTTTTGTTCATACCAATGTCATAATACCATTGGTACCAAATTGCAAAGTGTAATCACCACCATTGCTGTTTGTGGCAATTTCCCATTCGATACACACATGCTTGGGAGTGGTCGTATCGTCATACAACCTAGCAGCAAGAATTGTCGCTGTCGGAAGTGCTGCCCACGTTACATCTGTGCCGTCATCATCCCACTTTGCCCAGTTGTTCGTGTCATCCTGAGTTACCACAGGCGTGCCGATAGATTGACCACCGGCAGAGTAAGAACCGCCTGGAGCAATCTCGTTAGTGACAGAATATGCTGGGGCTCCATCAGGACTCGCTAATGCGACAGAATATAACGCCATCTTGAATGTGTCGCTATCACAATCTATTATCTTCAGGAGCAATTGCTCTTTGAAATTATTCATTATAGTAGCATCACCCTCAGCCATATCATTCTCCTTATTTAAGAATTACAGCAGATAAAACTGCTGTCTTCAACCCGATCACAGTTGGTGGAGGCTTAGGAAGTCTGCTTTCCAATGTAGCCAATTGTTTACGATAATGTTCCAATGCATCTTTCTTCAATGGCTCATCGTCAGCAACTTCCTCTAATGTCTTGATACAAAACTTACATAAATTAATTCTGAATTTCAATTCTTCCGATTCCATATTTATACTCTCCATTATATCCTAATCATCACCAAGTACTGAATACAATATAGCGTACAGAAATCCTGTGACTCCTATCGTTCCCAGCCAATATACAAAGAACACGAACACTGAACAGTGGCTGACAAATAGATACACAAGATTCACGACAACAGATATCCAAGTTGCCATACACCATGGACAAGCCAGCAAATCCATGAAGAACATTCTAGGATGCATCTCATCTGATCCAACCAGCCAATCTCTCACTTTCAAGAATATGTTGAATGGACCAGCAGTGTCTTTAGCAAGTACTGTTATAGCAAATACAGCAAATGCTATGACAAAGAAATCTCCTATTCTGAACATAGGCTGTTCAGATACTTGACAACATTCGGTCTATTGGCTCCAGTTTCTTCAATCTTGATCAACTCAATTGCATCTTCGCACGAGATGTCAAGTTTCTTGATATCTTTGAGACCGATCTTGGAAATATCCTCAAAGGCAACCATCTCTCCTTCTCCTACCTCTGCAACTGCCTCTACCTCAGGAGCCACAGGTTCCTTCGCGACTTCCAGCTTGGGAGTCTTTATAGGCTCGGAGACATTCGTCACATTCGTGACCTGAACAGGCGCAGGTTTTGGAGCGGCAATCGGTGCAGCAGACGACCTTTCTACACGGATCAACCTGGACGTACTTCCTGTGTCACTGATCGACCTAGCATCTCTCGGATCAGCATACACAAGATCTCCATATTGGATATTCTTGTAATATGAGAGAGATCCGATTCCTTGATAATAATGCTTGCCTTTTCCTCTGCCACCTTCGTATCTGGCAAGCACTTTGCCCTCGAATGATATGGGCAGATTAGCATTGTCCACCATGATATTTTCTCCTCTCGTTCCTGAAATTTGAGACATAGCTCCTCCTGAAGCAGATTTCTGTGCTTGATTACCACTTCTGCGTTTACCACCACAACCTGAACACATAAATTCATACCTCCTTACTTTTTCTAGAATCAAATTTGCATAGTATCTTGATTTGCCAGCATATTGTTTGGTGCGCTGACCATGATGCATTCTGTAATTGACAAGAGGTTCTGGGAATCTGCGACCACAAAAGTTTCCGAACAATCTAGCATTATATTCGCCATCTTCATAGAAGTCAAGAGTTGCATCCCAACCTCCGATAGATTTCCATTGCTCTTTTGAATGCAGGACATTTACTGATGTAAATCCTACAAAGTTGTACAGATGAGAACAATCCCATTCCATTAAGACGTAGTGAGGTACAATCTCGTCTCCGAACTTCTCTACATCTGGATAAATTGGCACACCTTCCCATAAACTCGCCAACCTTTCGATCGTCCTTGGCTTGATAGTATCGTCACAATCTAGAGGGAATATCAAGCTGTTATCAGGAATCTTAGATACTGCTTCATTTCTGGCATGAGAAACTCCAACATGCTCTGCACGAGAATAATGTGTTATATTATATTTACTTACAACATTTCCAATATCGATGACAGAACCATCATCATGTAAGGATATAATACAATTCTGGTCAGCGATGCTCGCAAGGCATTCATCTAACCATCCTAATTGTTCATCCGTGCTTATATACACCGGTATAATCACTGCCACATTTCTTGAGTTCATCCAACAATTCTCTCACTCTCATATCAAATGAATGATTATTCCTGATAAACTTCATGCCATTCTTAGCCATATGATTCCTCTCAAGCGGATGCTTGAGGAAGAAATCTATCCTGTCTCTAAGATCATCTTTCGTGCTCCAAACAGACAAATGATATCCATCCTGTAATCCTAATAACTCAGTCAATCCATCGAAATGTTGCTGAAGCAAGAACGCACCAGCAGACATTGCTTGAAACAATCTATTAGACACGAATCCAGTTGCATCTGGCCACTGGCTATCACTGACTGCTATCTTACAATTTCTATACAACTTTGCTCCTTCATCGAAGTCATATAGTGTATATCCATCTGGTTTCAACTCTTTTGCCCAATATCCGAACATGCCGACCTTGCATGGCAAAGATCTCAGAAATTTTCCAAACTCTACACGCTCTTTAGAGTATGCATTACCCATGAATAACACATCAAATTCAGGAGTACTCTTATCTGGCATAGCATCAGAATCTTCATAACCTATCTGCCAATAGAAACTCTTTATCTCATTCATAGTGTATAATGATGCGACAGATGTTGTGACCAACCCAGTCAAATCGAACATCTTGAGATATCTCATGTAGTCTCTGTTATATAATACTTCTGGATGATAGTCACCATTCCAATTGACAATGAGAGAATTTGGAAATTCTTTTCTTATAGCTATTATTGTGTCCGCATGAGAAGGATTATGTAATTGCAACAAGAATATATCAGGTCTGAAATATAATCCTACATCGTACGCATAATCTAGAGAATTATGCACATAATCTACCTCTATGACAGAGGATACCTTAGACAATGCATCTCTAAGACCATGCTTCTGAATCTTTTGTATCGGACAATTCTTCTCGTATATCGGAGCATATACTATCCTTAGCTCTCTGCTGTAATCCCTGTCTTTCCACGATGATGGAAGATATGGTCCCAATTTTCCATTCCTAGTCCATTTATTCTTCCATTTTACAGAATCAGGATTATCTACACCAGGAGGATTATTTATCTTGCGCAATTCGTCGTCTGGCAACTTAGTGTCGTGTATGCATGCGCATGGCACAGGTTGGATATCGTATCCTGCTTCTAACATATTACAAGATAATTCGTTATCTCCTCCATAAGTCCTGAGATAATCTCCCCACCAACCGACCTTATCTCCCAATTCTTTTGGTACTATACACACCTGACCATAATATACCATTACGTGAGACCCATCAGGATTCACTGCTGACATCTTATCCACATGCCAATAATTTGTGTATCTGTCCTGCCAAAAGCAACCTATGCCAATCTTAGGATTGTCTTCCATAAATGAATAAGCAGATAACAAACTCTCATCTATGAATTCTATGTCATCATTGGCTAAGATAACATATTTTCCAATAGCATCCCTGGCAGAATCATTGAATGCTTTTACCGCACCTAACAATTTGCCATGCTGAATCAGTCTTATATCTGGTTGAGACTTACACCAATCTATCGTGCCATCTGTACTACCTCCGTCACACAACACAATTTCATATGGGAGATTCAACACACTTCTCCGCACAGATAGTACCATATCCTTCAGATATTCTAATCTATTGTATGTCCCAGATACAACACTAATGAGTGGATTCATTTACCCTCCTCAATTCCCGCCTTCTCTTTTGCGATTCAGACATTTTCTTCTTCGCTTCTTCAGAATGTTTGTGTCCCTTGAAATTCTGATTTCCAATACCATTTTTATTCCCTAGTTGCGAAGAAGACATTTTCTTCTTAGACTCTTCAGAGAATCTAAACCCTGTGCTACTATCAGCCTTAGTCCATGTGTTGTATTCAGGATGCCACTGGTCAATAAATTGTTGTTCATACCAGAATAACATATCAGGATGACAAGTAATCAATACTCTATAAGAGAAATTCTTCAATCCATATTCATTCACAGCATTCTGTAACAATCTATGAGGAGATATATTATGTTTCAATTCTCTTCTATGATTACCTATTCTCTGTCTAATATTTATAGAAGAGCCAATATAGATATTGTTGTTTATCTTATTTCTTATCCAATAAATGCCAGATTTAGTTTGCATCATTTATTGCCTTCAATGCGCAATTCCTGAAGGAATACTCATGTGTGAACAAATATCTAGTCTGTATTGCCTCATCGTACAATCTATTGTAATTATGATACAATAGATCCTTTATTACATGTGAATATTCACTAAACTCACCAAATGTGTGTGCATTATATGGATTGTCACATTCCTCGCTGAATATAGGCATACCATACATAACAGCTATAATCATTCTAAGAGGTTCACAGAAATGAAAATCATCTTGATGAATATTCAGCATGGCTTTTGTTGTCTTCAATAATGCATCTCTAACAGGACTTGTTGGAGGAGCATTAGTAGCAATACTCATACCACCAAGTATAGGACGAAGCATCTCTGGTGTCTGAAACATCCATGCTCTATGAAGACTGTAACAACATAGAGCAATCAAATCATAATTCTTTTCATATGTATCTTCTATATCGCAAAAATTTTCGTGTCCTCCCAGCATAAAATACGGAAATCCTGTCAATTCAGACAATTTCTTATCCGCAACGAATACATTGTCAAGGAATCCTAGATCTATGTGTGCTCTATTATCCTCGATATATTTATGTAGAGAACCACTGCCACCAGGTCTCTCTAGATTCAACATGAACAATTTTGCTTTGAATTCTCTGCTAAACTTCTGGGAATCTATTTGTGGCACCCATTCCCCGTTATAAGGAGACACGATGTAGACCACATCCTTGCTGATGTCGACTTCATCTGTATAACATGTTGGAAATCCTGATAACTCTATCAGTTTCCAGTAGTCCACATAGGAATCGTAGATGTATCGAGTTCTTACGAAAATAATGTCCATAATTAACTAAACTTGACAAACAAATACAGGGAGGGAGATTTTCCTCCCTCCCTGTATGTGGATATGAGAGATATATTTTAGCGGTATGCGAAGTGCTGATCCCCAACAGCACCAACAGATCCTTCTCCCTCGTAGCACTCGTCACAACCAGGTTCACGAGTTGCTTTATGCAGAGGCAGACCAGGCATGTATTGTTGCTGGAACGGATCACCAACAATCGGCTTGCGAGCTCGACTGCAGCATACATCCTGAATACGAATCTGAGCCCATGGCGCAGACAGATAGATCTCTGGAGACGTTCCCATCTCGATGCTCAAGCAGAAGTTGTCTTCCTTGCCCTTGATAGCGAACCGACCAGCAACATCGGTACGGACAGAGAAGTTCGGGAACTGTTTCTTCACACGATTCTCATAGACACGCAGATCAAGATATTCTCCGTAGAGAACGTCAATCGAACCAATCCTGCGTACTAAGACATAGACATCGGTGCAGTAGTTAGCTCCTGGACGAGTAATGTCCAGAGCGTCTTCGACGATGATGGGCAGTCGGCGACCACTCTTCAGGTTCAGATATCCAACAGCACGAGTTCCGTCGTACAGTGGACCACCATTCAGAGCCATACGAGCAGCACGCTGTTGAGCACGCAGTGCTTGATCGGTGACATCGTACGCATTGGTGAGACCGCAGGTCGTGTAGCAAGCGTATGCATCCAACAGGCAGGTTGCCATGAACCGAGAAGTCAACAGTATCATGTCAATCTCGGCAATAGATCCGATTCCCTGGGCACGATATTCAACTTCTGTGACCCATTCGTCAAGGTAATCGAAGAAATTTCCAAGTCCATTGCCAAGACCATCTAGATCATCATGTTGCCAATTGACGATAGATGAATCAATGAACGGGCAGAGAGTATTGTCATCATTGGTGTAACCAGTACGGATGAGGCTCTCGAGACCATTCATCTCATTGGCGTTATCATGTGAGCCATGAATCTGAGCTCGGCGGATCTGCTGTGCCTGAACCTGCATGATACCGTTCATCTGCCACTCAACATCATCGGCGATCATGACACCATTCAAGCGGAAACGAGGCGAAGTTTCACAACGATCTTGCGCGACCGTGTGCGGATCGAGACCTTCGCTTGCGATAGAATACCATGAGATATGGCAGAGATCGTATCCGCATTTGCCATATTCCCACGTGTGAGGATCATCACAAGGATCAGTTGCTCCAGTAACTGGAGCATTATCGTGTGTACCTTGTGGACCAATCCAGGTGATGAAATCAACTCGGCGACGATAGTACGAATTGGGTCGCCATCCGAGCCATGCCATAAGACCATTGGTCTGAACTTGCAAACCAAACACATCCCCAGGAGAACAACAATCGAAGATAGAATTCCGACCGTAGATACTCACATTGGTATGTGTGATCGTTGTCTCCTTATACATAGGAGAAAAGGCTCCTGGTCTCTGGGCATTTTGGAAACCTGACATGGCTTGAGCCATGGACAACCCAATCTGTTGTCCTAAGACCTCCATGTTGGATTTCTTTGACCTTGTTACATCAAAACGAGTCTTCATAGTTATTTACCTCCACCACCGAAGATCATGTCAGTCATGGTGCCATATGCCTTGCCACTGCCATCGACCGGGACACCTTCCTGAATTTGCTTGACTGTTACTTTTTGTTTCTTCATCTCCTCGGGAATCTCTTCCTCATCTCCCATGTCCCCATCATCTTCCTGGTCTTCTTCGTCATCCTTCGGAGCTTCCTTGAACCGACGAATTCGGAGCTTGCCGGCACGAGGCAGATCAGTCAGCATCTTCGTGACACGCTCCTTATCAGATTCCATCAGTTTGTCAAACTTGGCGTTCAGATCCTTGACCTCTTTCAGGAGCTCGGCAATCTGTGGTAACTCCTTGAGATCAATATCAAACCCATCCAAGTCGGCGACCTGGATTTCCAAGTCTTTCAATTGGGAGGCAACCTCTTCACGCACAGACTTCCGGACGATAACATCGAAGGATTTGAGCACTTCCTCGTCCAAGACAAAGGTCTGCTCATTGTCCTTATCCTTCTCTTCAGTTTCTTCGTCCTCGTCCTCAATATCCAATTGCTTGAATACTTCGGCATCGGGAAGATCGGTGAAGTCTTTCAATTGCTTCTCCGTGACAGTTGCCAACCTTTCATCGACATCTTTCTCGTCGAGACCGGCATCAATCAACTTTTTGCGTAACTCTTTCTTATCCATAACAAAGTCCTCCATCATAATATTTTCTTTGTATGCGCCGACTCCCGTGTACGGCACACAGGGGATGTCTGTGACCGTTATGTCGAAAGTTCTGGCTTTGAGAAAGCGCCGATCTTTCAGCACTCCCTTCTTCAAATGAATAGATTTACAGACAGGACACCGAAAGCCGAAAGACATGTGCTCCTTTCGAAGCAACAACTTAGTCCCGCACTCCGGACATCCGCCTGAAATTTCATGAACATAGAATCCTCTGCTTACTCTCCACGTACCATCATTCTGTGAGAGAATCTTCTCCGCAACCTGCTGAGAGAATGGGTCGTCGTAAGCGTAACCAGAATCCACAGCAAAAGGACCAACTCTCTGCATTTTAGAGACCCTGCCAAATGCAAGTCCTTTCTTATGAAACATCCTGAACTCAGGATAAGATTGGAAATGTTCTGCAGCTTTCAGATCATAATCTATAGCGGTAGTCGTGAATGTTTCATCATCTTGATCTTTGAAAGCAGCAGTAGATATAGCGATAATCTTCCACTTGCCATTGTCTTTGGAAACAATCACATCGGAATATTCTTTCTCTTCACCACCACTCTTGACCCACTTCCCACCCTCTTTGTGATGAGTCTTCTTGAACTTGTTGATTGCAATTGGCCATCCATTGTCACCAATAGCATCAGCCATCGCAGCAATGCCATTTATCTGTGACAATGTCAATGGTGTTCCATCAAGTTCTTTTATTCTGGCTTCTGAAATGGATGAATACGGCATATCTGCTCCTATCATATATACTTAGCAATCACAAATTCACAAATTCTTCATGAGATCCACGCACATACGATACTCGTCCCAACATTGGAAATAATCGAACAATTCACCATATCTACTTTCCTCAATCGGGACAAGAGGACAATAACTCTTTATCATATTATAAGCCATCTGCAATCCAGCAGCCTTATCGAACTCAAGAGCCAATGCAACCACAACCTTGTATGCATCTGGCCAGATGAAATTATGATTCTTCATCTTATTGATGTAAGCCTGGACTGTCAAATATCCGACATCGAGAACAAAATCAGGATTATACCAGTCATGAACATACTTGTCACCGAGTTTACCAGGACCGATGATCCTTGAGCCATCGTCGGTCAAATCCCAATGAACTCTTCTATCTTTGTATGACAGTATGACAGCCGACCAAGAAGCCCACATGTGAGAATACAACTGCACATGGTCATATTCAAGAGATATATATTTGTCATTATCATGACCTTCTGCAAGAAAATCCATGCCAGCCTTGGTAATATACACATCTGCATGCGAGAATATGAGTGAATCAAATCCCAACACATCATAACAATAATCTATGCAATGATTGAATGCAATCGGGATGTCGGTGGGACGATTTATAGACTTGTCAATCTGAATAATGGATAACTTGTCATTCTCACTGACATGATTTTGCAGAATGCTCGTTGTCACATCACCACCAGAGAATAGAACTATTCTATCGGCTCTCCAATTCCTGATGATGAGAGGAATATCGTATTTCAACCTCTCTAGATTATCTATATAGAGAGCCATTCCTAACATACTACCACCCCCGATGTGTAAGTGCCTGAAAGTGGTACGCCACACTATTGACTCTCAAGAACGTCGTTCCATAAGTGTCCCTACAATGGTTCCAAAATTCTATATCTACAGGAGCTGGAAATCCTCCATGTGATAGATCAAACCCACCAGTACTGATGAACCAATCTCTTCGCATGGCACAAGGCATATACCAGGCACGCTGTTCAATGACTGATGGAACTCTATTAGAAATAGCAATAGCAAAGTTCTCGAATCCAGATCTGTTGAATATCTCAGGAGTCTTTCCGTAATCTCCTGGTATATTGACACTGGCAACTCCAACATTGCCAGCCTCAACCAAATAGCCAGTCAATATCGCATTATCCTGCATATGCGTGATGAATGGAATGTCCCATCCGGGTGCCATAAGCGTGTCACTGTTACAAAATACCAGAATGTCAGCTCTAGCTTTGAATGCAAGTTTGTTGTACACATGATATGGATCTTTGGGAGATTCCGTGTCGATCAACAATTCGAAATCGTTCTTCGTGTTCCCAAGAATCATATCAATATTTAGTTTCAATGCCCTATCATTCTCAGGCATTCTCTTATGAGGGATGATAATACTTATTTGTGACATATACTCACCCCAAATCCTACAGATTGATTACCAACCATATGCATGTCATCGACTCTGATCTTCGTGCCAGGAAGCCATTCCCAAAATGCCTTCATACGAGGATCGTTTATGTCATCACAACAGACCAACGCATGTGGCGAAAGATATTGGGAATACAACTGAAACTCCTTCATGGGAGTTACACCATCATGCTCAGAATCTATGAACAATAAGTCCACTGTCCTGCCTTCCAACAACTCGCCAACCCTGTTGAATGTTGATTCATTGGTCGTATCAGCACAAACGAACACGACATTGTCAGGATGACGAGTATAGACCTCCAGATACTGAGGTTGGAAATCTATGTCTATACCGATGACGAAACTGCCAGGATTTGATTCTATCATGTGCTCTGTCGCGATTCCCGAATAAACACCGCACTCCAGAGCAACACGGAACCCGAATTCCTTCATGACATAATAGAGAAATCCATAATACTTGACATACCACTGAGCATACCTAGCAAGAGGAGGCGCAGTGGTATTCACCTTATTACAGACATCTCGGATACCAAATGGGTCTAACATTTTGTACTCTCCTTTAGACAAACTACATTCTGTTGTACACTTCAGCGAAATCATCAAACATATCCATTTCGTGAGCAGCCATAGATATGCCATAGTCCTCTTGACCTTCGTATTCCAATGGATGATAGAAGCCGAACACACTTCTGACAGCACTGACAAATTTACCCCACATACTATTGCCACCATCCATCTCTAATGCTTTCGCATGCATAGCATCACGATGTTCTAATCCCCACTCAACAACTTTTCTACCTCTCTTCGTGAGTCTATAATTACCACCATGAACTCCCATAGACGGTCTACTCACTTCACCAACAACAGCATACAAATCTCCACCATAGACTTTCCGTGTCGGCTTCTTGGCATCTATGCCATGTGTGAACGTTCTCCCAGGAGCAGAAGAAGATCCACCTTCTTCCCCAAATCCTTCTCCTGGTGCAGGTTCTTCTTGAAGTTTCCCGCCACCAACATCAGTCATACGACGACCATGTGGACCTTTCCCTCCCGCATGATATTTTCCACCATATGCGGGATAGAGCTCATTCCCACCAGACGAACCTCCGACCTTTCCTGGTCGTCCTGAATGACCGAAGTCTCCAGAACCAGCACCACCTTTGTGAACTAGAATGAGTTTCATTTTCATGTTATTATCTCCTTATCCCAATAGATATGATCTCCGACCAATCTCTTCAGTGTGCCATCATCAACATATGGCTTTGGCTCCCAGAAGTTATCACTGCATGTAGGATGAACATCCTTATCACCAGGTTTCCATTCCATGAATTTCTCACGGAACCAATCTTTTCTTATTTCGTTGCTGTGACCATGAATTGACATCTTATAATTGATGATTGCTGGGCTCTGAGCATATCCCATATGAAATACTTTTCCTGGTACATATGCCTCGATTGGCATTGAGATATTCGGTCTTATTATCCGTGTCGGAGCAGCTGGGTCATCACATATCCATTTCAGACTTCTCCAGAAGTGTCTCATTCCGATTCTAAACGAATGAGAGACAGTGCTAGCAGCAATCGTCAGAGCATTTTCTAAGACATCAGGAGCCCATATCTCATCGGCATCAACCACTAAGACCATATCAGCACCACGGTCAACACAAGTCTGAACAGCGAACTCCCGATGATATCCCTCGTGCTGGAATCTTCCGCAGTCATGCCAATAGAGCTTACTCTTGTCACCAATAATGAATCCTATTATTTCCAACATCAACTGCTCTCTGGTCTCTGGATTATGCAGTGTTGTAGAGAAGCCGTGTGACGGATAAGGAGTGTAGAAGATGTGGAACTCGTCAACGTAATCAATGACAGATCTCACAGACCACTGGAGCCATTCCTTGCCATAGTGAAGAATACAGTATGCAGCAATCACTTTCCACTTCTTCCTTTCGTCTTGAATGGCACCCAAGCCTCAGTCCAATCGTTTGGATAATCTCCTGCCATATGATTCACATATATGTCCTCCATTCTGACACCGAATCTACTTAGATGACTCACCATCCACTCGGCAGCTTCCTGAGCAGTGGTGCTTTTGAAACTAGCAGAAATGGTAATTGTATTATATTGTTTATTCTCATAGACATCCATGTTGTCAGGAACACCTGAGTCAGGATATCGTCGTCCTGCACGATGCTGATAATCATTCGTAGCCATAGTTCTAAGTGCTGCTCTATCCTCGTGATGCAGTCTAATCCTTGGCTCTTTTTGTAAACCAGTTTCTTCAGAAGCATCTATGAAACTACCTTTTCCAGGAAGAGAACCACCTTGGTGACTAGGAATTCCTCTGTGTCCACGAAAGCCAGATCCGAATCCACCTTTCTTCACTATTATCAGTTTCATATCATTCTCCTAACCATTTTTCTGCTTCTCTGATTGCTTTATCCAACGAACTGAACGACGGAGCTTCTCTATGATACTCTTCTAACAATGCTGATCCAAGATACCTTCTCTGCATAGAGAACTTGCCACCAGGACTCCTCACAATGAATACTTTCTTTACTGCATCACCACGACTGATAGCCTCATGTGAGAACTTTGTCCATCCTTTGGGAATCTCATCGTCCGTGAAACCAGGCTCTTCTACCTTCTTCGGCTTCTCTGGCTTCGGTAAGAATGATAATTGCTTCGGCTTCTTCTCTTCTACCTTCTTCTCGTCATGATGGTGGTGATGGAAATGATATGACCTCTTCTTCCTGTGCTCGTGATGATGCTCATGCTTTCCCTTACCAGGTAAAGACCCACCAACCTTGCCAGGTCTGCCTGAATGACCAGCATCGCCAGAGCCTTTGCCACCTTTGGTTACGAGAAGCAGTCTCATCATTCCTCCAGCAATTTCTTTATCCTATTAGCTAAACTATCCCATCTCACTAATTCACCATTGTAGATAGGCAGTCCTAACACTTTTCCAAGATGAACTCTTTCAGCAAAGAATTCAGCCACCTGTTTGCTCCAATATCCGATACGAATCTTCATCGTATCACCATTCTTCATTGACCTGGCAGTCCTAACAGAATTATGACCAACACGATGCCAACCATCAGGAACATTTCCACCTTTAGAGAATGAATCCTGTGTAGGAATCTCTAGTGGACCACTGTTGGGAACTGATTCCGGAGATGTTCCACGATGCCTCATCGTGTACTCATCAGTCCAGTTAGACCCACCACGTCCTTTTGCAGAACCTCCTCGCTTACCATGTCTTCCAGCATGACCGAAGTCTCCGGATCCAGCACCACCTTTGGTGACGAGGATTAGTTTCATATAGACCTTCTATTGAAATGGTCTATATCGCCAATGGCATCAGACCAATTATCTAATGTCGCAGGTCTCATATGACGATATACAGTGCGTCCTACTTCTATATTTGACATAAGTTTATCCCATGCTTCTGAACCATTTTGTGCCCAAACCATTGTGGCTAATGCCCCATTAGCTTTAGCATTCGTGATGTAGGCAGCAAATGCTGTAAGATGCTTCTTCGGAATGATCTTGGAATATTTCTCTCTGATTGCTTTTATGCTAGGATGTTCAAACCCCTGTCTGGCATATGCTTTCAGTCCTTTGGTCTTGTTATTGAAACCAGTGCCATAGACAGCCTCGTCAATTTCATCATCGGTTAGCATCTTTGCAGAACCAGGATTGTTCAATTTCCCACGAATACGCATTCCATGTTCATCACGCAAAGGATGCTGAGTGCCACCGTGTCCGCCAGACGATCCACCGACTTCTCCTGGTCTGCCTGAATGACCATAATCTCCTGAACCACTTCCACCTTTGTGTACGAGTACGAGTTTCATTTTCATATAGACCTCCTATATACTACTAAACTTACGAGTTTCCTATCTTCATAGGAATAGGTATTGCTGAATCTAACTCGATGGTCATGGAATAACCATCTCTACCAATACATGTATCACAGTGTTCGGCAGGAGTAAGATTCCATGTTGCTCTGATGTAATTCACGTTATCTACTGTATCATAGATTTCCAAATCCCAATAGCACTTGCAGTTGCCATCGCATTCAGTTGACATATCTCCTGGTAACCATGGCAGGGCATGAGATAGTTCTATGCCGGCGACCATCATAGCATAGATTTGACCAGATGGTCTTGCGTACATGCGGGAGCGATTGCGCAGATAATCAATGGAAATGGTGTCTTTATTATCTAAGACATATTCCGCATAACCATGAAGATAACGATATTGATCCTTCAAAATTGGACCAAGACGACCCCAATCCTGGAATGTCATATTGTTCCAACCACCCTTGGCAATAGACGCCACAGAAGCATAGAACTCACGAATCATTCTCTTCATATCTTCTTCCCATTGACCGATGGACAATTCTCCTATGAACATTCTCTCAGCCAATGCTTCTACATCATCGTAGAAGAGACTCGTGCGAACCTCTAAGAGTGCTTGCTTAGAAGCGTCGTTTATCTGAAGTTGTTTCTCAGCAATCATTTCCATCATTACACCGTGAGTATTGCTGCGTACGCAAGATCAGCCATGTATAAATCACCAATTGGTGCCAAATGAATTTTATCTTCGCAATAATAGACATCGTCAGAAGGATTAGACAATGTTGCACTACCACCAGGATCCATTACTGCATCAGCTCCAGCAGCATTCGCTAATATGAGAACATTCAATGCCAACCTAACAATTTCCATTCCAGCATTATAATCAACACGAGGACACACAGTAGAGACAATGACTTTGAACCCTTTCGCATGTCTTCCTGCAACATAAGTGACCATATCAGCATATGTATCTGCTGCAGTTCTTCCTGCTTTTACATCATTAGAACCAGCAACAAAGATAAGAATATTCTTTGCGCATGTTGCATCGTATGCAGCATCTGTAGCAGCAGTCCTAGCTAATACATTAGTCATAGTATCACCACTAACTCCTAGAGAATCATTGATACGATGACCTCGACCACACAACTCAAGAGTGCGTAAAGCAAAAGTCTTCCTAGCAACGAAACTGTCACCATCAAATATCAATTTATAACTATTATCCACCATCTCTGGTATAAATGGATATGGAAGATACTTGCCACTGTTATACAGATATGTGACTTCGGCTTGGGTCAATAAACGATTCCATCGTGCAATAGAATGCATAGTAATAGCTGCATTGAAAGCATTCATATCCCACTTAGTGAATATGCAGAATTTCGAACCAGCATGCAGTGGAGGCGTAATGCCGGTCACATCTGTTTCGACGAAGTTGCTTCCCTCACCAGAAATGCCTATTTTATGATTGACTGCATCGTAATAGCATACAATCAGTTTTGTCCAGCCATACCATCCAACAATAACAGGGGTAAACGGTCCCGTTTCAGTAATACCGTCGCCAATACCGAATTTTATCTGATCACCATCACTAGATAGTTCATAGTCCCACTGATTCCCCCATCCCTTCCAGAACGCAAGGGTGCTTCCACCATGCAGATAGTTTCTGTAACCAACTACTGCAGCAAATGTATAAGATTGAGCATGTGTATGCGCAAAGATTGCGTTAGTACCACCTGATACAAACTGATCAGTAGCAGCGAATGGCGACTTTGTGCCATTTACCGCTTTACCATAGACGCCATCTATTTGTTCTACAACATTACGAGACAAGGGATATGAACCACCGTTCAAGTCTTGAAAGTCGCCAGCTGGCTCATGGAAATCATAGGCAAACACCAGATTTGTCAGGAGATCCATAGGAAGAGCAGGTTGATATGTTGGACCACCTAATATCTGATTGAGATATCGATTGATATCCCATTTAGTACCACGAAATGTAGATCTCATTACGGCACACTTTTGAAATAGATGAGATGAGCAATTCCGTTGGCAGCAGCATAGAGAGAAATGCGCCAGAGATTGGAAATCACACCGATGACTTCCACTCCACCAGTAGCGACATAACCACTGGAGTTCGCATTGGCAGTAGCTCCATCTATTTCGAAGAAGACGTCCGCTGTCTCAGCACGAATCTCCACAATGTCAGTACCAGCAGGTATAGTTGCCAACATCGCGGCACCATTGAGAAGCAATCTCTGCCCACCGAGATATTGAATTCTCATTCCACCAACATTGCCGACTTTGGTTTGCAAGTCCTTGATTATAATCCATATTCTTTCCAGATACTCTTCTGATGCAGATGGCATATTATCCTCCTAACAGTTTTTGGATTTCTTCATCGGTCGGAACATACTTAGATAATATTGGGTGTGCTTTCCACCTAGCAATTTCATCTCTAATTGTATTTTGAGTCACTCTAGCGCCACGTACTACCTCTTCCTCGTTGATAGGACGTCCCTGGATATCCCTGGAGGCTGCAAACACCTCTCCCTCCTTCTGCTTCAGGTATTCCATGACCGCTTTCTCGCCATCGGAAGGCTGGATTTCCAAAGCATCTGAAATTATGGAACCACCAGGATCTAGTGGCAAATTGTGAGAGTATATTATAATAGGAGGAAGACGAACTTCTTTCAGAACACCAGACTTCCAAACAAACCTGGCATCATCTTCCGGATTCTCTTTCCTCAAATGAACTTCACTGTCGTACACACTGACACGGTCATCGTTGATAAGATATTCCGGCAGAACTCTCTTATCCACCAGCAATCTTATTATCTGATCCTTGGTGAGAATAGCTTCTACCTGTGGAGCACCGAAGTTCCCAGGCATCCCAGATGGAAATCCCCCTGGTTTATCTTGAGCAGGAGCTGGCTGTTGATTGTCTGTCATTCCTTTCTTCGGAGGCTTCGGAGCTTGTGTGTCTTGTGTTCTCTGAGGAGCCTGTTTACCTACTGGCTGAGCACCACCTCCA